TAGTTTTATCTTATTTTGGTTATTACTAAATTTTGATGAGATTAGCGGTTGTAACTTACCTCGAAGATGGTAAATATTAAGGGCTTTTAGTTTGAACAAAAAAAGACCGTTTTATGATTGTTTTAAATGTAATAGTCATAAGACGGTCTATCTAATAAAATCATTTAATCGTTATCATTGTTTAAATTGTTTGAACTTTGTAAATCCCCCAAATCTTAAAAATTTACTAAATTACTTTAGAAAAATAGTCTTGTAGACGCCTATAGATTAACGAAATTAATCTTTTGGGTACTTATACACCCCCTGATTTTAATGCGAGTTATATTTTTAAATTTTGGTTTAAACCTTGCTCGGTAGTCTGGATAAAAACCCAACTCGCAAAAAGTTAATACTATGTTTAAATAGTAGATCAATTTTTTGGGTTGTTGCGTATTTTCCCCCTATTCCGTCTACCGTTCCCAACGATTTCAATTTATTGATGTTTAATCTTTTGTTTGCGTTAAGTGTTTGCGAGTTTATCATTCGGCATCTTCGGCGGTTTGGGTTTTCTAAAACTCAACTCGCAAAACAGAAAAAAAACTGATACGCCCTGTGGCTAACATAAACCCCAACAAAATTTAATTGTTTTGTTTATTTGTTTTTAAAAGGGTTATGCAATCCCTTTTAGCAACATGATAGTTTGCTGTATTTTTGGAATTGTCTACGAAATGCAACTTAGGGGTGTATTGGGGGTTTTTAGTAAACAATGTAAACGAGATACCCATTCAAATTTTTCTAACAAAACAAAAGCTCCACCACGCTATGGTGGAAACAATACAACCTAACTCGCAAGATTACACTAGTAACTCGCACTCAGATGTTCTTGTTTTGTTATTACGTATACATTAAGAGTACACTAAAGGTATTATACTTAGTATAACACTATACTAACACTTAATATAACACTTATAGTTAAACTATAGTTAACTATAGTTAGAACCATAGGTTACCTTTAGGTTTCCTACCTACAGCTCCCTCCATAAATTTCTCTAGTTCAGTAGTTAGTTGTTTGTCTTTATAGTCTTCAATAGCCTTTTCATTGTCTACAGCCATCTGCTCTATCCAATAGGCACAGGCGATAGCCAGTGCATCTAGTCTATCGTCATTCCTTAGACTACCTTTGTCTTTAGTTAGTCTGGTCAGTTGGTAAAACAACTGGTACTTAGGGTCTTTTGTATCAAAGTCTTCCCTAATTAATTGTGGTGATACCACTAGTCTATGTTGGTTTAACAAAGGCTCTAACGTATCGATAATACGAAGTTCCTTTTGTTTGCTATGCCTAACTTCATCTATGGTTACAGGATATGTCTTTGCAACCACAGGTTTTAATAACTGTGTAAACATACCATCACCAAAGTTACTCTCTACGATAATATGTTTAACACTATAGTCTCTAGCCCATCTAGCCAATAAAGCTAAATTGCTTTCACTATATCCCCCACTAAGCCCCGTGCACTTCGACACGTACAAGTTGCCACCTAGCATAGCAGCGATAGCAACACCCAATTCGTCTTGTCCTCGTCCAGATGGGTCAATAGCCATGACACAACCTGAATAATTATCAAACTCCTCTGACTTAAACATTGGCTTGTGGTATTTATCACCTGTGAAACCAACAGTCGGTAAGTCCTCACATATATACTCAGGAGTACCTGCCCACGCTAGTTTAACGGGTGCTATGTTCTTGTCTATGTCCATCACGATTAAATCGGATAGCTTTAGAGGGTATCGGTCTTTGTCAGATAAACTAGTATCTAACATAAACTGTAATGCGAACCCTGAACGTCCATAGGACGCTTCTCTTTCCTTTAGATCTAAATCACTAAACCTATCGGGGTCTATGGGCTCACCAGCAGCTCTATCTCCGTCTGTAAGGTATGGTGCTAATTTATTTCCATACTTAGACATCTTATCTCTCTCGGGCATACGAGCTGTCCATATCCGAGTATCATAGCCTCTTGAAGGCAGATCATTGTACACACTCATATCTGATTGTGGTGTACCTAAAAAAATAATTTTACCATTAGGAGAAAGTACGGCTTCAAACTCTTTTACACTATCGGTGAGTTTGTCTCTCATACTTTGAGTGAGTGAGTTGTTTAAACTCTCACAGTCATCACTAATAATAAAATTAGCTCTTGAACCTGTTAGCTGACCAGTAATACCTACAGACTTAACTGAAGGTGCATGTGATGCTTTTGCAGGTGCGACATCAAAAGATACATTAGATCCTCTTTGGTCTGATCTTGGGGTCAAATGCTTTAAGCAGTCCATCTCAAAGATTAATCGTTTGGTGAATGTACTAAAGTCATCTGCTCTAGTCTTTGAAGCAGACACCACGAGAAACTTCAGGTCTGGATTATTTAATAAGTTCCAACATACAAAGGCACTACAGATCCAAGACTTACCGATACCTCGAAACGCCTGTATCACAGTTCTTCGAGGGGCATTCTGTAAGAAGTCCGCTATATCATACTGTACGGGTGTTGGGTTCGGTAGATTTAGATGCTTCCACGCTAAATACAGGAAGTTTCTAAAGTCTGCCTTAATTGGGTCAACTTTTGACGCTTTCGATTTCATGACAAGTAAACCTTATAAATATCTTTTCTTTGTTTGCTGTTTTAGTATCTATACCTTCAATCATGGTCTTACCAGTCCTAAATCCCGTGACAACACACTCCTTGTGTGTTTTAAGATGTTTAGGGTATCTGATCTCAGGTAGACAGTTGCTATTGAGTGCCGAGCAAACTTGGAGTAACAATACATATTCAAACATAGTTTAATCGCCCGTAGACCCCCTAAATTTTAATTCTTTTGGCTTTTGGTAGCCTCTGATACCTCTTCAATGCTGAAGGGCAATTCTGAAGCTAAATTTGCGATATTCGACCCCTCAACAGGTACGGCTTCTATGCCGTTATCTTTGAGGAACTGTCTAGCTACATTTAGGTCAGAAGCTTTAACTTCAGGGTCTCTAACTTTTTCTAGTAATACGTTAGTAAGACTTTCGTGAAGTTCCGCTAGTTTTTTTTCCTTTTCCATTTATTTTCGCCTTATAGTTGCATCGACTTTTACAAGTCTTTTTCTTTCCACATGAACACATTGTTGCCATAATAGTATTAAGTTCTACATTTCCACTTACGCAATGCAAGTGCCTTTCTTGTTGGTCTGCCTTTGCTATCTTTCATAGCACCTTTTACTCCAGACATACGAGCACAAAACGATTTACGGCGATTGGCTTCCTTAGATCCTTTTTTAACTTTACCTGTAACAGGTGGTTTTAAGTTATGCCCTTTAGCTTTATAATAAGCTCTGCCTTTAGCGTTTAATCCGCCGTCTGGGTCTTGGTGAGCTTTTAAAGTCATTAGCTTTTTTTCTTTTTAGGAAACCCAGCTTTCATGTTAGCATAAGCTTTATCGCTAATTGTACTTTTAGCTTTACTTCTTGATATGCCTAGTTTCTTTCTACGATTGATGTTGGCGTATAAACCACGTCTTGCTGCCATGTATTATTCTCCTTTATTTCTTAGTATGTCTTTCTTAACTCTAGGTCGAGATTGACGTTGTTTGTAACTGTATACACTAAGAGCTTTCTTATGTGTAGTAGCTACTTTTTCTTTTATAATCTTTGAAAAATCCTTAAAATCCATATACTTATTTAGTGTTTATATAATTATAAACCCTACCTATATCTTTATTAATACCTAATAACTCACCTTGTATCATACTAGATCTTTCTTTTAGATCTACAATAGATACTAAAATCCATGTGCTTAATCCCATGATAACAGTTCCTAAGAACCCAATAATCCATTTAAAGTCTATTTTCATTTCTTCCTCATTACGTAAATTACAATTAAAGTTAATACTAACCAGTACCAAAAACAATACGGAAATATAGTTGCGAAGTTATGTGGCGATAAAAGATAGGCTACTTTATTTATTAAGAAGTCCACGTCTTTTAGCTCTGTCCACATATATCTTTCTCCATAGTTTGTTTTCTAAAATAGAAACACGTCTAAGCAACCATTTTAAAAACAATTTGTACATAATTATTTCTTTCTCATTATCTCTGTGCCTTTTATTCCGTACACAGCACCGACTACTGAAATAAATAGGATTTGAAACCACATAGGCATGTTTGAAAAGTAATCAAAAAATAAATCAATCTTTTCTTTAATATTAGGATCATCTGAGAATACCGACCAAATTAACAATATTACGGGCGAGGAAACCAGCAATAAGACAAATTCATCTTTCCAAGAATTTTGCTGATCAGATTTAACAAGCGTTTGATACTCGATTTCCCCTTTCGCCATTTTCTCTGCGTGTAACCTTTGTGCATCACTCATTAACCTCTTTGATTGTTGTCTGTTGTTATAGACGTGTGCTATTGTTTTTAGCCCACCTAAAATTAAATTTGTTGGTATCATACTCTGTATCTTCCTCTATTTAGCTTTTGAGATACAACTCTTATATTTTGTGGAGAGTTGTTTCTAGGATTACCATCTTTATGATCTATATCTTTTCCATCACCTTTTCTAACTCTACCATTAGCTAGTAACTTTCTTCTCATCTTATTTCTACTAGCTCTATCTTTTTTAGACTTAGTTGAAGATTGATATTTTTTATATTCTGCTTTATAATTTCTCATGATGGTTTACCTTGTCGATTATAAGGTTTAAAATTTCTTTTCTTATGTTTATTCATTGAAGACATCTTAGAAGGTTTACGACCTATAGATGTACCTTTTGGTGTACGTTCGTGAGGCACATATTCTTTATACTTTCTAGCCATGATTATCTACTCCAAAAAAAGAATTTCCATACAGCAATCAAAGTAGTTGCCATGCCAATAATCCATACTAAAACTTTAACCCCACCTCTACCAAAGGCAATTTCTTGTTTTACATTTTCAATGTCTTTAGAATTTCTTGCTACTTCTTTATGAATAGTATGAAGTTTAGCGTTCATATCATTCATCATTTGAACTAAAAGGTCTGTTGTACCTCTTGGCGTACCAACAGCTTTTTTCTTAGTTGTTCTGGGCATTATTCGCTAGGTTTAGTTGGAAATACTAAAGCATCAATATATGCTACTGTAGCAAGTCCTTCAGTTATATCTCTTAGTTCAGTTCTGTAAGTTGCCATAGCATCAGACAAGGTATTATCCGATAACGCTAGATGGTCGGTTTCTGCTAGAAGTGCGTTTCTTTTTGTTCTTACTTCTTCTAATGCCCTATCAAAAGCATCATTGTTCCAAGCTGTTACTTCAGCTTGTCTTGCCGCTTCTTCTTCAGCAGTGAGAGTTACTCTAATTCCATTTACTAATTTTGTAGCCATTATGTTCTAACTCCGTACATTATTATTGTTCCGCTATCTATGTTTCCTGAAGAAAAATTAAATTTTACACCATCTACTGCTGATGTTGTGTTTACATATCCTTCACTAAAATGTAACTGAGAATTATTATTTTCATGGTAATTTTGAATAAAACCAAGATAATTTTTAGCAAAAGTTGTAGATGACGGATTATATAATATAAAATGTCCTGACAAACTTTCGTCATTTGAATTTCCAGTACTATGCGATATTTGGTGAGCATTTGTAGTTTGTGCGGCATTGAGAGCAGTAGCATGTACAAACTGTGCACCAGTTCCATCTTCATTTATATTAAGCTGTGCACCAGTACCAGTTTTTGTCGCATCAAAATTAGTATCACCATCTCTAAAATTTACAGAAAAATTAACATCATTAGTTGCTGGGTGAATATTGATAAATTCAAATCGGTATATAGAATATGTGCTATCAATACCTGATGTAAATTCTATTGAACTATCTGCACTAGCTGTAGCAGTTGATAACAAAACCATATTCCCAATCTCATCCGCACTTGTTACACCAGTACCACCTTTAGCAACTGATAGAGTTTCTCCGATTGCGTTATTATTTAATCTAGTTAATGCCATAATTAATCTCCTATCCTGTATGCTTCAAAAAACGTGTCTTCTTCTCCAGCAATAAATGTAACTGTTCCACTTCCAGTATCACCTCTTGCAAAAATCT